GTAGATATTGTTTTCCCGTCCAATGATCTTGGTCCGTATGGAATGAAGCCTTCAACGCTTCCTGATTCTGTGGATAAGGTTGTTCGTGAAAAAAAAATAAAAAAAATTGATAAGCGGAGTCGGGCTTATCGGCTTAGTGTTGGACGCTAGGCATGACGCTACATCCTTGGACGATTGAGTATTTGCAGAAGCACCACAAAGACCCTCGATATTATGGGCCGGAGGTGAAGCGGCTTTTGTTGGGGATGGTGGATAACATTGATGTGGAAGTGGTGAACCAGATTGCCAAGGCGTTGAGTGGCGAGTAGCGCAGAGGTATTGCTACGCTGGCGGGCGGGTGGGCCTTGTTCTTATGCGGCTGAGGCGTTGGGTGCAAAGCCCACGAATCAGCAGTGGGAGGCGAGTAAGGCGCTCGTCAAGACAAGGCGTGTTTCCATACGAAGTGGTCACGGAACCGGAAAGACGGCTTTCTTGGCGTGGACGGTGATGTGGTTCATTACCTGCTATTTCCCTTGCAAGATTCCTTGTACGGCCCCGACAGCGCATCAGTTGTCTGACATTTTGTGGGCGGAGCTTGCGCGTTGGTTGCGGGTGCTTACGGAACGGCATCCTGAGTTGGCAAGGGAGTTTGGGCGGAATACCGACCGTTATTTCTTGGTGTCGGCGCCGGAGGAATCGTTTGCGGTTGCCCGTACTGCGCGTCAGGAGAACCCGGAGGCGTTGCAGGGGTTCCACTCGGAGAACATCATGTTCGTCATTGATGAGGCATCGGGTGTGGCGGAGGCGGTGTTTCAGGTGGCGGAGGGTGCGCTTTCGACTGAGGGGGCGTTTGTCGTGATGACGGCGAACCCGACGCGGCAAGACGGGTATTTCTTTGAGTCGCACCATAAGATGCGGGATCGTTGGGCGGCACTGCATTGGGATGGGCGCAAGTCGCCATTGGTCAGCAAGCAGTATGTGGAGGACATGACCAAGAAGTACGGCATTGAGTCGCCTATTTTTCAGGTGCGGGTGGCGGGGAACTTCGTCACGGCGGTGGATGGTGTGATCCCCTTGGATTGGTGCATTGCAGCACGCGATCGTGATGTCAAGCCGTATGCGAACAGTCAGGAGATTTGGGGTGTGGACGTGGCTCGCTTTGGTGACGACTTTTCGGCGTTGGCTAAGCGGCGGGGTAATGTGCAGGTGGAGCCGGTGCAGGAGTGGCACGGAAAGGACATCATGCAGACGGCCGGGATGATCTACATGCAATATCAGGATGCCCGGAACAAACCAGCCTCGATCAATGTGGACGTAATCGGCATGGGCGCGGGTGTCGTTGACCGGCTAAAAGAATTAGGACTACCCGTTGTCGGCATAAATGTGTCAGAATCAGCCAGCGTAAGCGATCACTATCAGCGATTGCGGGATGAACTGTGGTTTCTTTGCCGTGATTGGCTGGAGGCGAAGGACTGCAAATTGGCGGATGATGACGCTTTAATTGCTGAATTGACAACGGTCAAGTATGATATTGCCGGAAGTAGCGGCAAGATCAAGGTGGAAGGCAAGGACGAAATGAAAAAACGAGGCGTTGCCAGTCCGAATAAAGCCGATGCGTGGAATCTCACGTTTGCCCGCGTTGCGCCCGCTTCTGCCCGATGGGGCAAGGCGATCAAATACCCTGAAATGGGCATCATATGAGCCTGATTTCATTCATTGAGGGCGAGGAAGAACGATCGGAGCTTGCCTCAATTCAATCTGACCGCGAACGCGCCCTTCGCTACTACCAGCCGAACAAGCCGCTTGGCAATGAGATTGAAGGTCGCTCGCAAGTCGTGATGCGCGATGCATTCGACACCGTTGAATCACTCATGCCTTCCCTGATTAAGGTGTTTACCTCCGGCGAGGATGTGATGTCGTTCACGCCACAAGGCCCGGAGGACGTGAAGGGGGCAGAACAGGAGACGGATTACGTCAATTACCTGATTACGCAAAAAAACAATGGCTTCATGGTGTTTTATGACTGGATCAAGGATGCCTTGCTGCTGAAAAACGGCTACGTCAAGGTCAGCATCGAAAAAGAAGAAAAAGACGAGGATGAATCGTTTGAGGGCATCGACGAGGACACGCTGAATCTGATGTTGAAAGACGGTGGCGAGCTTGTTGCTGCCGAACCGATGCCGACCGACATGGGCATGTTCTACAACGTCACTATTCGCAAATCGCAAGAATATTCGTGCGTGAAGCTGGAAGTGCTGGCACCGGACAAGGTGCGGGTGTCGGGGTCGCATCGCGACGTGAGCTTGCAGGAGGCGCTATTTGTCTCGCATGAGGAAATGTTTACCATTTCGCAGTTGCGGGAAATGGGGCTGGACGTTGATGACGACATTGACGACGACCGCAATTCTGCTGAGTTGGTCGATACCGAGCGTCTTTCGCTTGATTCGCCACGTGGCCGCGACGATGAGGGCAATTCGGCTGACCGCGAAGTGCGCGTGCGCGAAGTGTGGTGCCGCTACGATGAGGACGAGGACGGCGAATCGGAATTGCTGCACGTCATTGTCTGCGGGACGACCGAACTGCTGAAAGAGGAAGCTGAATGCGTGCCGGTGGCGTGTATTTCCGCTGTGCGTCTGCCGCATCGTCACGATGGCATTTCCATTGCTGATTTGGTGACGGAAATTCAGGATATTCGCACTACCTTGCTGCGTACTGCGCTCGATGCGCAATATCTGGCGAACCACGGTCGCAACGCGATCAACCAGAATACGGTGAACCTTGATGACATGCTGATTAGCCGCCCGGGTGGTGTGGTGCGCGTCAATGGTAGTCCGTCTACCGAGATTGTGCCGCTGGTCAACCCGGTCACGGGTGCTGCCGCGCTGCAAATGATCGAATACATGGACACGGTGCGGGAAAATCGCACGGGCATCACGAAATACAACCAAGGTATTGACGCGGGTAGCCTCAACAAGACGGCAAGCGGCATTAGCCAGATTATGTCGGCCAGTCAGCAGCGTATCGAGTTGATGGCGCGGCTGATTGCCGAAACGGGCGTCAAAGAGTTGTTCATGCTGGTGCACAAGTACTCATTGATGTACATGAGGAAGCCGGAAATCGTCAAATTGCGCAACGATTGGGTGCCGATCAACCCGTCCGAGTGGAAAGAGCGCAAGAACATGACTATTACAGTCGGTTCGGCTTCCGGCAACAAGGAACAGCAGTCGTTCCAACTCGAAAAAATGCTGCAAATGCTCGCGCAGGGAATGCAAATAGGAATCGTTACGCCCAAGAACATGTACAACGCGTCGGCCAAGTACATTCAGGCGCAGGGCTTCAAGAATGTGGATGATTTTGTGTCCGATCCTGAGAAAATGCCACCGAAACCGCCGCAAGAGCCGCCTGAGTTGCAAAAGGCCAAACTGGAGATTCAGGCCGATGCGCAAAAGTTCCAAGCGCAATCGCAGATGGATCAGCAGAAGATGACGACCGATCAGCAGATGAAACAACAACAAATGCAGGCTGAAATGGACTTGAAGATGAAGCAAGCCCAAATGGACGCCGAACTGGAGAAGTACAAAGCTGATTTGAAGGCGCAGACGGAAAAAGAGATTGCGATGGTCAAGATTCAGGCTGAATCACAGATTGCGTCCATGCGCGAGCAGAACGACGCAGCACAACAGGAACGCAACAGTCAGCGCACCGCCTCGCAAGAGGGGCAAAAAATCAATTTGCAGGTTGATGGCATGGATCAGATCAAAGAGTTTCAGGATGGCGCGGTCAAGGAGTTTGCGAGCCACAAAGAAGAAATGACCGGCATGATGAAGGATGCGATCAAAGAGTTGACCGCTGAAATTAAACGTCCCAAGAAGATCGTTCGGGATAAAAATGGCCGTGTGGCCGGAACGGAGTAATCATGGCACTAGCATATGACGTAGTAAGCATTCGCAATGCGATGCTCGATACCATCACGACCCGCGCTGGCGCTTCTGCGCTACTGCGAATTTATGATGGCACCCGACCCGCTACAGGTGGCGCGGCAACCACGCTTCTCGCAGAATTGACGTGCAATGCGACATTTGCTGGCGCGGCTGCGGCGGGTGTGCTGACGTTAAACGCGATCACGCAAGACTCTAGTGCAAACGCAAGTGGAACAGCCACATGGTTTCGCATAGTCAAGGCTGACGGGACTACGTTTGTGTTGGATGGCAACGTGGGAACGTCAGGAAGCGACTTGAACTTGACGACAACCAGCATTGTTATCACGCAGCCGGTCAGCGTAACCAGTTTTGTTATCACTGAGGGCAATCCATAATGTTGCTAATATCTGGAGCCAGTCAAAAAGTCCAGCTTATTACTAGCGCTGCGGCGGATATTGAGCTATCGCGTTCAGTTGTTGACCGCGATTCGACGGGCGTCATTACCTCTGCGGAGTTGGCTTTTGTCGCCAACATCACCACGGCGACGACGACCGATGTGGTGCCCGTTGTCGGCGCAAGCAAGGAGCGCAATGTTACCGGGCTGATGTTTCGCAACGCACACGCATCTACGTCATGCGATTGCACGGTGCGGTTGACCGATGGTAGTACCACGGAAGATTTGTACAAATGCACCTTGCAGGCCGGTGAGTCGTTCGGGCTGGACGAAAACGGTGTTTGGCAACGGTACAACTCGGTCGGCACGCCAATCGTCATTCAAGCATCCGGGCCGGTAGACATTCAGACATTCACATCAAGCGGTGCGCAGACGTGGACGAAGCCAACGACGTTTACGCCAAAAATGGTCATCGTTGAAATCATCGGTGCTGGTGGTGGCGGTGGTGGTGGCGCTTCTCTGGCAACT